CTCGGGGTGGGGTTTCTTTAAGATTGCTAAGTATGTTTTCGTATGCCATTAATCTAATAAATTAGGTGAGATTGGAGTTTCTTCTAAGTCACCTTCTTCGATTAGATCAAAGTCTATAGTACCAACTAACTTTAACCAGTGGTCTTTATGAGTATCTCTATACTTATCAATAGCTTTTTTATCGTCTTCGATAAATCCATGTGATGTCATTACAACTCTACCTCTAGACTGCACTCCTCCAATATGGTTCTTCTCTATCTGAATATTAGTTCTTTTAGCGAATTCTACTTGAAGTCCGTTCTTTACAGCTTTAATCTTAGAAGTACCCGGGTTAGTAATATTACCAAAAGTAACAACTAATGTAGCATCATACCACATTGACATTCCTCCTTTATTCTGTAATTTAGGTTGACCCATAGGGTGTTCTGGTTTCATAGTCCATACCTTATTAATAGCAACTAACGTGTTAGTGTAAGGTGAGTTCTCTTTTCTAGATAATAGTATCTTTTGATTAAGATTATTACCAAATTGAGTAGACATAGCCCCTGCATTCCATTCGTTATTATTCTTATTAGAACGAACTGATAAATCACAAGGTATAGAGCCGATAGAATCCCAGAAAAAGCACATATCATAAGGTAGGTTACCTTTTGCTTGTTCGTCCATTAGGTCAGCCATATAAACTGCTACTTCTTCAATAGTATTTAATGAACCTCTGTCAGCATATAAAAAGTGACCTTCATAATCTACTACTGTACCATTAGCGTCTTTGATTTCTTCAATCTGTAATCCCATCTCTTTAGCGTGATCCCATGACCATTTCATCTCTGATATAATAAACACAGGCAGTATGCCCTTTTTCTGGGCATTAACTGCAGCTTCTAATAGGGCAGTTGTTTTGCCCGTATCACTGTGTCCTCTTAGTAGAGTTATATGTCCGGTTGGAATACCGGGTAGAGATGTTATATCTTGGAACGCTTTCGACAGTGGAATCCACCCCTGTTCCTTGAATTTAACAGAAGCATTTGAGAATCCTTTCTTTTTCTTAAAGTTTCCTAAGTTAAACCCTTTCTTGACTGCCGCAGATGCGGCTTCCTGTACTTCTTTTTTCTTTGCCATAAATATTACTCGTTAAATAGGTCGTCAAACTTACTAACTGTTCCTTTGTTGCCAGCAGTAGCTGTTTCTAAAGTAAAGTCAGTCTTTTGAGGACTAGAGCTTTCTGGCGATGCTTCTGAGCCTGCAGCTGGAGCTGATTCTTCAGCAGAGCCTGGGTTCAAATAGTTTTGAAGTTGTTTCTTAATAAAATCGTAATCGTACTGAGTATGTACTTCTACAGGGTTTGGTTGTTCTTTCAGCCAAGAATCTACTTGATCATTATTATCCGATAAAGCAGTTTGTTTAGGCTTGATTCTTACAGTAGTTGTAGGGTAAGGATTACCTTGTGCCTGTTCTACTACTAAGTCCCAACCGTTGATAACATCAGTAAAATCTCCTACGTCTTCGTCTTCAGCTAATGCAAGAAGAGCTTTGTAGATAGTAATACCGAATCCCCATAACCTCACACCTTTGTCTTCTTCTCCTCTTACTACAACAGGAGCAAAGACTCTAGTTTTAGGATTGATCTTACCTGATAGAGACCAATTGTCCTTATCGTTGGTTTTTCTTAATTCTTTTACGAATTCTTCGATAGGGTCTTGTTTACCGAAATTCGATAAAGCGACCATAGGGTACTTTCCTATACCGTAGTGGAATTTTAATTCCTTAAACGGAAATGTAGGATCGAAAGCAGATGGTACAATACGTACAGTCTGTTTTCCTAGTTCAGGTTTCCAAAAAATCTTTGAATAATCTGTTTTCTCTGTTTGCTGGCCGTTATTATTTAACGTATCCAGCTTTGCGCGTATAGCATTTAAATCCATATAACTAATTTTAATTGTTTATAACTTATTATATATACCAATATAAGAAGAATAATTTAATTCTCCAACTCTAATATACGAAAAAGTTTGGTATTTACTCTTTTGAGTTCTGGTCCTTTTGTAAGGAGTATGCAATTGCGGTAATCTGTCCAGTTGATCTTAAAGGTTTTGTCTACTACTCCACCGTTGAGCTCCTTAACAAGGGTGTTAAGTGCGTTAATAGTGTACAGAGTATTTGACTCTTTCTTTCTATGTACTAGTATTGTGTTCTCTAAGAACGTCGAAACATTACCAAAATCAACATTGTACGTACAAATATATTCGTCCTGGCTCTTTGAGTAAAGAACGAAAATCTTGTTGTATATGATCTTGTATTTCCCCTTAATCGCTTCAAGCGTTTCATCTAGCGCTTCCTCAGTCGAAAAGGTACAGAATAATTTATTGCTCATATCTTCATTACAAAATAATGGCCCGATATCGTAATCGAACCGCTTCTCTATAACATTTGTCATTTTATATAAATATAAGTTAATATCATAAACACAAATCAGATCCGTATTTGAAGCTTACAGGGTATTTACCCTGCTCTGATAGTATGTTTTCTAGGTTTTTTAGTACTTCTTGTCCGTCTTCTTTACTAAAATCAAATAGTATAGAATCGTAAGTGTACAGTATAGCTTCAGTTTTTTTATCTTTTAGGTATCTTAATACCTCTTTTAACACTTTTATGTTCCTCGAAGTTTCTAATGATTGCATAACATAGTTCATTAGCTTCTGAGGATTCATTTCTTTGAGCGAGCTTGTGAAAGGCTTTCCACTAATTGGAGCCAAGACTTTTCCGTCATCTTGGTACCGTTTCCATAACTCTTTGATATAATCATCAATTCTTGTAAAGATCTCAAGGTATGCGAACTTTTCTGGGATTTTTCCATAAATTGCGTGAAAGTTAATTTGTTTTGCTTCTTTGTATTCTTCATCGTTTATCTCTTCTTTATTAAAGTATATTTTTGCTAATTGCTTATGAGCTGATGCGTCGGTAAGTCTGTAACCAATTTGCTCACAAAGTAAGCGCAGATGATAACCGTCAAAATCAAACTCAACAAAGTAATCACCGGTCGGTCGAAAGGTCTTTCTGTGCTCGGGAGTCTTAGGTATAGCAGCAAAATTAACAGAATTAAAAGCATTAGTAGGTCTAGAAGTAACATTGTATAAATTGTATTTAGTTAAAACTTTATTATCTATAGTATTGTACAGAGGGTCTCTTGGTGAAAACATTTTATTAAAAGCATCATAATAAACACCTATACCGCCCTGCTCTAAAAGGTAGAACACATTAGTAGCTGTTTTATTATAAAAGTCAAAACCTTCTGGTATATCTATATTTATTGATTGTTTAATAGAATCATAAAGTTTATCAGCAGCTTCATATAGTTTAGCTATAGGAATTAATTGATTTATATTTTTATGAGTCCTAAACTTATTATAAAAGAAATTTAATACGTTACTATCTTTGGAATACTCTAGTCTTTCGTATTTTGTCATTGAATGTAACAATGATACATCTATGGCATCCTGTAGATTAAAGTAATAGAGAAGTGTTTTCTTATTTAATGTATATAGTTTACTAGCTTTAGAAAGAACCTCGTAGATACGGGTTTTATCTACGTTAAGTCCTTCTTCATGATTAACTGGGATAATGTATCCGTGATCTGATTTAAGGAGTCTAACGTAAACTGCAACTACATCAGTTAATTTAGGGTGATAAGAATCGTTTGTAGATATAACATCAACGTAGCATCCTAATCGTACTAAATTTTCTAATGACTTTAACTTACTTTCTTCTTCTACTATATAAAACACTTACTATAACCTTTTTCGTTATATGTAATATAGTAAAAATAATTTAAAGAACAAACTCATCTAGTGAAAAAAGGTAGCTTGATATACCAGAACATGTTTTTTCTGCTGTTGCTAAAGCTTTTTTGTTTCTGGTGATAGCACCTTCGTAGAGGTACCCGTTATATTTAGTATCTAGAGCAGGTCCTTCTATCCACCAAATTACTTCAACCCCTGTATAGGAAGGGTAGTTTTTAATATTCTTGTACTCTTTTAAATTAACCTCTACAATCTTACCGGTTCTCTTATCTCTAGAAAAGTATCTTTTGAATTTCTTATTTTCGTAATCTTTTTCTGTAGGTACAATAAATGAACTAGTAGGAGTAGGAGTTACCTTTTCCTCTGCTTTGATCTTTAAGAGAGTCTTTTCAAATATTAACTCACGACCTGCTTCTTTTGGAAAACGACCTTCGAATAATTTACCTTTATATGTAACAAAGTACTTACCTCTAAAAACTTCTTCTGTATCTAGTACAAGCACTTTCTTATCTCCGTCTGAAGCTGTAAATGGTCCTTTATATTTTGATTTAGGTAGATACATTAGGATTGAGAAAGTATTACACAGTTAGCATCTATAGTAGTAGTCCACTGTTGGTTTGAAATAGCGTGAGAAACATTACTTATCTGAAAAGCTACTTTTATATTCTTTGAATATGATTCAGGGAGTACATCTGGTGGAATCAAGAAATACTGAAGTGATTTTAATCCTCCAATACCTACCATTGTCATACTCACTTTTGCTCCAATATGACCTCTCTTTGGTGCTTTTTTACTTTTACTTAAAAAATCATCCAATTCCTGTCTAATTAAACTTGCACCGTTAGCATATGCATCTTCGACTGTTGATTGATCGTACTTTAATTTACTAAATATAGATTTAAATTCATCTTGAAGTTGTTTCTTTGCTTCTTCTTTCTTTTTAGCATATTCTTGAGACTTTGCAGTTGATTTGTTTGACTTATCAGCTTCAAATGCAGATAATATACCTGTATTAAATGCAGCAGTAGCTGTAGTTGTAGCTTTACCTGCATCAACACCTTGTTGAATTGCTTGATTTACGATTAAGTTAATCATAGAGTTAGATAGCTCACTATTGAAAGAAAAATCTGATATAAAAGATTTCTGACCTTTAGGAAATATTGTTGTATACTGTTTTGGAGGACCTTCTGGTCTA